GATTGGGTTGAAGAGGTCGCAAACAACGAGCAGGAATATTCCGAAGGCATAGAAATAAACAAGGAATGGGTAAAGTCCCTTAAAACGCAGATATCTAACGATTTTAAATGAGGTGATTTATGACCATAGACAAGCTTCCAAGCGGCTCATACCGGATAAGACATACCGAAAAGGGCAAGCACTATTCGCTTACCCTTAAATATAAGCCGTCCAAAATCGAAGCTATGAAACTTATCATGGAACGGGTTGATAAGAAGCCATCCAAAATGACCCTCAAATCTGCTTGTGACGCTTATATAGATGCGAAGAGGAATATTTTATCACCCACGACATTAAAGGAGTATACAGCGACCGTCAGACGGCTTCCAGACGATTTTAAGAATACCGTCTTATCTGATATCACTTCCCTACAACTCCAAAAGGTTGTCAATGATTATTCCAAGGGTCATTCTCCGAAGACCGTAGCGAACTATGCTCATTTTCTGTCTGCGGTATTAAAGGCTCATGACATCACATTGAAGTCCCCTCAACTCCCCCAAAGGATTAAGAATCCTTTGTATATACCGACCCAAGAGGAAATACACGCTGTTTTTGCTGTGGTCAGAGGAACGGAACATGAAATACCGTTAAGTTTAGCTTGCTATGGGTTGCGCCGTTCGGAGATATGTGCGCTTACATTAGATGACTTAAACGGTACTCATTTAACAATAAATAAGGCATTGGTAAAAGGCTTAAACAATGAATGGGTAATAAAGACCACCAAGACTACCGACAGCACTCGTACCATCAATATAGACGATCAACTTGCTGACCTTATAAGAGAACGCGGGCATATATACAAGTATCATCCTGAAAATCTATACAAAGCACTTCAAAGAGCGCAAGACAAAGCGGGTGTTCCGAGGTTTCACCTTCACACGTTCCGTCACTTCTTTGCGTCCTATCTTCATTCAAAAGGATATACGGACAAGCAGATTCAGGGAATAGGCGGTTGGAAGACCGACTATGTTATGAAACAAATATATCAGCACGCTTTGGATATGGAAGAAGCAAAGAATAAAGCCGCTCACGATATCTCATCCATCTACAAATAAATATAAACTTTCTGTTTATAATCGTGACATATTTGTGACAAGATTTTCTATTTTCGTGACAAATTATCATTATTTTAGCCAATATTTCAAGGCAACAAAAATCCCCGAAACCGCTTGTATGCTGTGGTTTTCGGGGTGTTTGGATTAATGGGACCAACAGGGTTCGAACATTCGTGAAAACAGCCTATAAACGTTGCAAATAAAGGCTTTCATTTTTTCCGTGACATATTCGTGACACCATTTTCCCATCTTTCGTCAGCGGAAGCATCATATCACAAGAGATATAGTATGTAAAGGGAAAGAGCGGGGTTTCCCCCGCCCTCTCTATTTAGTAATCATATCCACGATTCCCGTAGTGATCGCCACCACGTCCCTCGTAGCCACGATAACTCTCGTTATAGCGTCCGTCGCCATCGCCGTCACGTCTACCATAGTATCTGTAGTCCGGCATACGTCCATAAGAACCTTCTGCCGTCCATCCACCACGACCATAAGAGGGATTTTCGCTCTCTTTAATCATGTGAATATCTTTCAGAGCATCAATAGTCTTTCCAACAATATCTATAGAAGTATTGTTGTACTCGCCCCTATCGTTGAGTTCTTTAAGACTTTTATGGAGCATTTCTTCGGTACGATCAAGTTCTTTTCTATCCATAGTCCACCTCCTTACGCTTCCACTATTACGGGAGTAACAGGGTTAGCCACGGTATAAGCGGGAATAGGATAAGGAGCGACACGGTTAACTATATACTGTGTCTGAGCGGTATTATCAGCAACGAGTGCTGCTGTCTGTGCCGCCTGTGAAGCCGCCAGGTCTTTCATAAGCACCTGGTTCTGTAAGGATGCGTTGCGCTCTTTGAGTGCATCTATCTCCTGCTGACACATCTTATCAAGGATCGTCTGTGTCTGTGCCTGCGTAGCCGCAAGGATATCACGGATACCGTTTGCTACTGCCGCTCTGTCTGCGCAAGCTTCCCTTGCAAGGTCTGCGGACAGATTTGCTGTAGCGAGTCTGTTTTCACAGCAGCAGGATGCAAGCTGACTTGACAGATTTGTCAGACCCGTAGTATTAGCGGTCTGTGCCGCAAAGCTTCTTTCGAGGTCTGCTATCTGATTAGAGTATAACTGCTGTGCTATAGCGTTCTGTGCGCCGTTTACCGCTGATACGGTTGCGTTGCCGCTCTGACAGATACTCTGATTGATTCCGGCTATACCGAGTGCGGTATCACCGAATCCGCTTGTTATGGAACTCTGGATTCCTGAAAGCTGACTTGCGGTTGCCGCCTGATTGAAGCCTGCCTGCGTTGTGTCCTGAAGGTTCAGCCAAGGATACATAGCACCGCCAAGAGAACCACCGTTTCCGCCCCAACCGCCGAAGCCGCCAAAGCCGCCACCGAACAGAGCAAAGATGATGATAAGGATGAGCCATGCGTCGCCATCAAAGCCACCGAAGCCGCCAAAGCCACCACCGAAACTGCCTGTAGGTGCAACGGGCATAACTAAATTAGAATCTGTGTTAAATGCCATTTCTTTTTCCTCCTATATTTTTTTGTAGGTTAGGGGCTATCGTCACGTTCCGATAGTCCGTATATAAAGGCTATGCGCACTTGCCCTTATTTAACTCATAGATCTAACAGAATTTGTAAACTGACTCCCTTTCTGTAGAAAACCCTGTGGCATAATGCCATTATTTGCCATATATTGTCCCATCTGCTGCGGGTTCATGCCTTTCATTGCTTCCAACTGTGTCTGATCTATACGTCCGTTCTGTACGAGCAAGTCACCTACCATTGACGGGTTCTGTTTTGCCTGCTTGTATAATCTCAATACATCGCCTATTCCGTATTTGTTTCCGAATAAAGGGTTCATTCTTCTGCTCCTTTCTTTCGAGGCTTGCTAAATACTTCCGACATACGCTTTTCAACTTCTTCCGATATGATTCTGTCGAGGTCTTCTCGTTTAACATACTTTTCGCTTAACTCTTCTTCCTTAACAGCCTCGGCTTCCTTATGAGGCACTAAATCAAACCATCCCAAAGGCTGTAACTTGTTGTCCGGTGTTCTTACCTTACGGTACACATAAGGCATATCCATGTCGATTAGAACCGCCTCTTGTCCAGGATTAACATTAAACAAGTCTGCCGCTGTCTTATTAGCCACAAAAGCTACTAAAGGCTGACCGCCCTGTTGCGGTATAGGCTGATTCTGCATTACGTTCTGTTGCTGTACCCACTGTAAGTAATCTGCATAGTTCGGGATCATTGCTTACCTCTCTTTCTTCCAATAATACTGTGGAATGTCCATTCCGCTGTCTACAGCATCATAGTAGTCTCCGTCAATAACGGGAACTGCGTGATTAGAAGTGAGAACGATATATCGACCGTCAGGGTATTCTTCGCTGAAATCCTCTATGGTATAACACGCGGCGCACTCATTGCTTACTACATACCGCTTAAAGCCTTTTTCTCGGAGATAAATAGACAGCGTAGCCGCAGAGTTAGGCATATCGTATATTAATAAGCCCCTGTTACAAAGGTCGATATATGCCTTTTCCCACGGTATTTCCATAACAGCCGCGATTGCCCTTATAACGCAATCATCGGTAGTCTTACCTATTGGATTTAAGTTTAGATACCTATACATACCCTTCTCTCCTTATGATTTAAGGATAAGAGATATGCCTATGAAGTGAAATAAAGAAAAGGTATAACTTTCGTATATCTTTTGACAATAAAAAAAAGACTCCCCGAAGGGAGTCTCTCTTTAACTTATGATCGACATTCCGACAAGATTCTGACCTCTGTTTGCGGCCATTGCTATCTCTCTGTCGCCCAAGTATACGTTTGTATCCTTATTGGCTGTCTCACGGCTACTCTGTGCTATATCAGACAGATACGGTGAAAGCATATTGAATACAACTTCCGACATTGCTTCGCTCACGCCCTGGCGAATACCATCAACTATCTGCGTGTTATTTGCTACCGCCGTTTTACCGTTCGAGAATCCGCCCACCATTTCATTATGGTTTGCGTAGAACAATCCGTCTTCAGGGAAACCGCCGCGCTCATACATTGGTATCGGCTGTATCTCAAAGAGTTTAGCTTGCCCCGCAGTCAAGACCGTCTGTCCGTTCACCACAAGGTTGTCCCATTTAACGTTCATAGCGGTATTAATCTGCTCTATGAGACTGTTCATTATAGTGGATATGGTGTTCGCCACTCCACGGAACGTAGTTTCAAACGCACCGGACACGCCGCTCAAAGCATTAGTCCAATACTCGCCTTTGGTTTTCGCGAGAACGTTTTTATCAAACCATCCGAGAAATGCTTCAAACTTCTTCTGTATTTCAGATATTGTACCGCCAACAGCTTTTTCCGCGTTTTCCAACGACCCCGACAATGATTTTTCTGCACTTTCAAACTTATCCGGCAAGGTGTCGTCAAAAAGTGCATCTATCTGTTTGCCCAAGTCTTCGTCAAATGATCCGATACTGTCTGAAGTCGTTTTCAAAAACGTGTCAAGACTTTTAGATGTGCTTTCGAAGTCATTTGGTAACGTTTCATCAAACATAGTCGTAAGAAGCTCATTAATATCCGTATCAAACGTAGTGATTGCGCTTTTCGATTCTTCGAGCTTCTGTGACAGTCCATTAAATATCTGACCAAAGTTGTCCTCAAAGGCTGTTACTAAGCCGTTTGACGTATCGTTGATATCGGTCAAAACTGTGTTGATATCATGTAGTTGTGATATATCCACGTTGGATATCGTATAGTTGTTCCATAACTCTTGGAACTTTGC